CAGCAGTTCCCACCGCGACGGGAAGAAGTGACTGGCACGCAGATCGTCGATGGCGTCTGGCCCCCACTCGATAACGCGATACTCGTCGCGACGCTGCGCCGAAGGAACCCCGCAGATCGACAGCCAGACGCCGAACTGCGGCCGGAACACCAGCACCTCGCGCGTGCTGTCGCGATCGAACAGGCAGAACCCCGCCGGCGCTATCTGCAGTAGCGGCTTGATTGCATCGTGAAGCGGGGACAGCCGACTACCTCGAGGCATCAGACGATGGCGGCCGGCGGCGCCAGGCAGTCCAGGCCATGACTTCGGCGCGCGAATCGAACCACTGCACGCCGACCGCCCGATACTCGGTCACGCGATACCGGCCGCGAAACAGCAGCACGAAGTCGTGCACGGTCCATCGCTTGTGCCTCGGCGGGACGAACTCCACGGCGTAGAAATGGCGCCAGCGGCCCGGCAATGTGGCAATGAAGTGCGGAATGAACCACCACACGTGACTGCGACGCACGGCTACCGGGTATTGTGCCCAGGCGTGGCCCCAGAACCACATGGCTACCAGCCAGCAATTGAGCAAGTCGCGAGCGTGGCGCACCGAGCACTTACCGTGGGTCGCCGTTGATATTGGAGTCGTGCGCCCAATTGACCGGCCTGGGGTCTGTGGATCGCCTGGCCAGAGAAATCCCGTGCTGCAGTTCGCATACCGCTTCAATCCTGCCGATGCGCGCGTCGGCGTCGCCGATCAACCGGTCGAGCCGGTGGCGTGTCTCTGATCGGTCCTCGGACATAGCCTTTTCGATTCGCGACACGTCGTCGTTGAAGGCATTCATCGCCTCGCAAATCTTATCCAGGCGCGTGCTCTGCGAGCGCAGGAAGTACGCGCCGGCGCCGAGGATGCCCGTCCAGATGTAGGGCCAGAAGGTTTTCAGCAGGTCGAGTTCGAATTGCGTCATGGTCAGGCGTCCGCCGTGATCCGGACAACGTTCGTGCCGTCGGCGAGCAGATGCGCGCGCTTGGTCTGTGCGACGACGACGCCGGAACCGCCGGAGGTTTTGAATGTGGTCGTGAATGCCCCGGTGTTGGAGCAGAACACAATCCCTTCCCAGTCGTTCGGCACGATGACGTTGCGGTTGCCCGTCAGCACTCCCGTCGTTGTCAGGTATCGGCAGGCGGCTTGTGCTTGCGTCAGGGTCACGTCAGACGCTGTTACGGCGACGCTTGCTTTGCTGGTCATGTGCGCGGGCTGCACCCAGGCGCGGTTGTCGGTGTAGCTGGTGACCGTCGACGCGCCGGTGACTACCGTGTAGAGCGGGATGGAGCCGGCGGTGAATCCTGTCGTGTTTTTGCTGACGACTCCGGCGCGCGTCGCCTCAACGTAGTTGGTCGCGCTCGCCGAGAGCGCCAGCGCGGCGGAGTTGTTGGCGATCGTCGTCAGCACGCCGTCGACGACCATCGCCCCGCCGTAGTAAAACCAATTTAGGCCGGAGCAAAGCGAGGCGCGGCGGCCGAACAACGTCGATGGGCTGCCGGCGTCGGACAACGCATTCGCCGTTACCTCCTTTGATGCCTGCGATTGCGCGATCAGGTCGAGATTGCTCGTGCTGCTGCTCATGGATTACCTCGTAATGTCCGCCGTGAGAGGGTATCCGCGGCCGACGACGGCGGATAGCTGGTAGATTTTCAGGTACAGCGTCGATTGGGGCGCGCCGAAGTCGGTCACCTGGTTGGCGCTCGAATACGCGCAGGCCGGCGTGCTGGCGGTGATGGTGCGCTTGACCACTGTGTATGTGCCGTCGGCGTAGACGTCGACTTCGTAGGCTTCGGACGACTCGCCAAGATCGGCGTCGACGTAGTCTCGCCACTCCCCTCCGGTGCGCGTGCGGCGCAGCCAGGACAGCGACCAGTCGTTGGCCGCGTCGCGGTTGCCGTTGAGATAGACGGGCGACAGCGGCTTAAGATTGACGCCGCGATAGGTAAAGCTACGGTCGGTGTCGGTGCTGATGTCGCGATCGACGGTAATGCCGCGATACGGATAGGCCAGGCCGATCACCGACGAGTCGGCCTCGATCAGCGCGACGTCGGTGGTATCGAGCAGTACAAGCGAGTCGCCTGCCGCGTGCAGGCCCATGGCCCACTCAGTGCCAAAGCGCCCGCGCATCAGATCGCGCAGGACGTAGCTTGTGCCGCTGATCAGCGTGCAGGTCTGCGCGGCGATGATTTCCCATCGGCCGTCTGCGCCGTAGGCAAAGTGATTGGCGCCGGAGAACAACGCGAGTTGCGTCACGCTGAACAGGTCGCCTTGCGTCATCGTGACCGAGAGCGTGCTGGCGTTGTCGATCAGACGGGAATCGACGACGCCGATGCTGTTGGTACAGGTGCCGATCGCCGACCCGGGCCGCTCGAAGTCCTGCAGCGTGTCCCACGTGCCGCCGCTGTCGCGCGAGCGCATGAGAACGCCACCTCGCCAGCCGTCGTAGACGCCGGTCATGGCGGCCAGGAACGACGGCCCGGACTGCGCCGAGGTGAGCATCGGCACATCGAGGAGCACGTAAACCGACGGGCCGACGCGGACGACTGTCGACGTCCCAGTGACCGCTGACGGCTCGCCGAGGGCGGCGGGCGTGTAGACGGCCGCACTGGCGTACTTGGCGGTGCATTCGACGCGCCCGTCGCTTGTGTTGCTGACGCCGGTCAGGCGCAGGCTGACGTTGCCCTCGGGCGTGGTCAGCGTGACGACGTCTCCGGGCTCCAGTTGGTTGTATGTCGGAGGCAGCGAGAAGGCGACGTCGTGCCGCTCGAGCCAATAGACGTACAGCAGCACCTCGGCGACGCCGGCGGCCTCGGCGGAGGTCATCACGATCGGCAGATCGAGCACCAGGGCATTGACGGCCGAAGTGTTCAGGCGCTCGGCGTATTGCGAGCCGGCGTCGTACTCGCGGGCGTAGTCCAGGTGCTGCACAGTGACGCGGCGGGCGATCTGACTGTCCATCTCGCGACTGGTGGTGATCTGCACGCCTGGCGCCGCACCGCCGGCACGCGCGTCGAGATCGGCCGCTGGGATGGTGATGACGGATGCGCCACCGCGGGCGACGAACTGCACCTTGTAGCCATGCTGGCGGACATCAAACGGCCAAGCGGCTTGCAGCGGTTCGATCGCCGCACGCAGGGCGCCGATGCTGCCGATACGGTAGCCGCGCACGGTGGTCGCACTCATGGCGGTTACGTCAATATCCGGCGCAGACAGCAGCCCCGATGCCACGCACTCACTCAGCAGGATGCTATCAAGAGTCGGATCAACAATCGACAGCAGATTCATCCGAATATAAACGCACTGCCCGAGAGACGAATCGACCATGGATATTCCGATGCCGTCGAAGCATGCCCCGTGCCATGCCTTGGTGATTGCCAGAGCATGCGAAGTCCATGCAACGCCGTCTGCTGATGTCCAGAATTCGTTGTCAATCGCCCCTGCCACGAACACCCCATTGGCCGAAGTCAGCGTTTCTATTGATGTCGATATTCCTGTCGCGGCATATTCCGTCCAAGAGACGCCATCCGTTGATATAGCCACGTGACGGTCAGAGTTGCGAAACGCGCAAAATGTGGGGCCAACGGCGGCTATCCTATCGAAACCTGCACCTGGCATCGCTTGCTCTGTCCACGATATTCCATCGCTAGACCACACCACGACGCCCAGGGTCGCGCAGGTGGCCACCCATCGCGATCCATTCCAGGCGGCGAAGGCAAAATTATTGATTCTGGGGTGCGTCCGAGGAGTCCAGGAAATCCCGTTCGTCGAGGTCAGGAAGTCTTGCCAGTAGGTTGTCGCCAGGAACATTGACCCGTTCCAAGCAATCGACTGTATTGAATACGTTGGTCCGCCAAGCCATCGAGCCGTCCATGTGATTCCATCTGGCGACGTGTAGATGTAGTTGTGGTCGTTCGACATCCCGATCACGAACAAGCCATCACCGAAAGCGTTTCCACGCCATGTCCCAGACACCGGCAGCGCGTGCTCTGTCCAGACCAGCCCATCGGGCGATGTCGCGCAAATTGCCGTCCCGCCGGCGAGCGAGAGAAAAGCCGAACCGCTCCACGATGTTGGGCTCTGATAGCTCCAGTTGCGCGTGTTGGTAAATGATCCATAGCTGGCGACGTAATTGCCGAAACTGCCGTTTTTCACAACCTCGACGCGCACTTGCGCGCCCATCAGGCTGTTGCTGTAGCGGGCCAGGGCGAAGTCATAGAAGACGATGTAGGCCAGCCCGCGCCACGCCGGAGCGTTGTCGACGCCGACGTCGGCCTGAATGCGGGGATCCGGCGCCTGCGTGTTGGTGCCGAGGTAGAGCGCGAATCCTTCCGCCGAGGCGTTGCTCGCGGCGATGGTGTCGGGGTCTGTGCTGCCGGCGTCGTAGATCAGATCGGGGCCGACCCAGATGCGGCGAACACCGACGACCGGGCCTTCGCACAGGCCGACAGCGAAGGTTGCTGAATAGGTGAATGTCTTGGTGGTGGTCTTCGAGCCTCCGCCCTTGCCGCCTGATTTCTTTTTCGTTACCACCTCGGTAAGCGCATTGCCCTGCAGCCAGATGACGTTCCCGTTGACGGTGACGGTGCCGTAGACGCGCGGGATGACGGCCCCGTATGTGCTCGTCTGGACAGTCAGGTCGTTGAGGCGCGGGCCGGTGACGGTCGGGCCTTTGGGCGGGTCGAGATAGCCGCCCGCCATGATGCCGATCTGGGCACCGTAGAGCGCGCCAGTCGGGCCGCCGCCAAGTAAAAAGCCAGCGACAGCGCCGACGACACCGCCGACTACTTGACCGCCGGTGCTCATGCGAACATCTCCGTTTGTCTTGGCATCGCAGGAGCGGCGACAACAGGCGCGAACAGCGCTTGCTGTGCGTGCGCATTTTGCAGGCGCCGTACCGCCGCATCAAAGTGCTCAGCGTCGCACTCAATGCCGATATACCGCATGCCGGCGCGCAGTGCCGCAACGCCGACAGGGGAATGGCCCATGAATGGGTCCAGGACCAAGTCGCCCGGCTTGCCGTGCAGCGCAAGGAAGTGGTCGAACAATTCGACGGGCTTGGGCGTTGGGTGGTCGTCGATCTGCGGGATGATCTTGGACAGGCGCACGACGTTGGCGGTGACGGCGTCCTTGCGGTCGGTTTCCCATTTCAGCATTCCGCCTCGGCGGTGCGCAATCATGACCATCTCGTAGTTGCGTCGGTAGCGCCAGCCAATTCCGAGCCCGCCTTTATCCCACACCACGGCGTGAAAAAACTGGAGGCCGGCGGTGTCCATGCGATTGGCCAGCCAGGCGAAAGTAGGCCGCGGGCCGCCGCCGCCGCAGCAGCAGCAGCAGCAGCAGCAAGAATCATGCCGCAACAGGCGGGCCGCCTGCACAAGCATGGCGTCAACGACGGCTTTCATATCCTCCATGCCGTCGTTGGCAATCGGGCGCGGAGCAGACGCGTCGACTTTTGATGGACGCTTGCCGAGCGCTTTCTCCAGGTGGTTGATCAAGTCGCCGTTGTTATTGTTGTGTCCGTATGGCGGGTCGGTGAGGATGATATCGACGGACTCGTCGGCGAGCAACGGCAGCACGTCGCGACAATCCCCGAGCCATAGCTCGGCGTTGCCGATGACCACCTTGTGCGGCGCGGGCGTCGTCATGCGATTCCCCGAAACCGATAGACCGCCACGATGCGCGACGCCCACACCGGCGACAGCACGTGCTCAACGCAGTTGCCCGACGCCTCGTGCGCGTGGATGATGGTGTTGCCGGTGAAAATGGCCAGGTGCTGCGGATCGGTGCCGAGGCGCATCAGCAGGATGTCGGCTGGCTGGCGGTCGGTGACATCGTCGACGCGGCGGATGGTCGGCTGCGCATCCATGGCGCGTTCAAGCTGTCCGGCGTTCGGGGTGCGGCCGTAGCCTTCGACGTCGATGACATCCACGCCGAGCGTGCGGCAGACGTGGACGACGACTCCGGCGCAGTCGAGGCCGAAGGAGAGCAGGCGGCCTTGGTGGCGGAATGGAGTGCCGAGGCATTGGCGCGCGGCGGCGATGACGGCGCCAGGTGTGGGAGTCTCGCTCATCTATCCGCCCTGCCCGACTTGGGCATACGTGCTGCCGTTGGGGATGTAGGGGAAGCCGCCGAAGTTTTCGACGTTGGAGACCGTGCCGCTGCCGTTCCAGCGTGCTTTGCAGTCGGATAGGCGCTTGCGGCAGCCGCGGACCATGCTGTAGGCGTCGCCCACCGCCGGCAGGTAGTAGAAGGGCTCGAAGGTGGTGATGGTGCCGTCGGCCGCGTACTGCTTGACCTCGATGGGCTTCAAGCCGGCGTTGGCCCCGCTGGTGAATTGGATGGTGCCGGCGCCGAAGATGTCGGCGGCTTCGGAGCGTCCGGAGTCGCGGAAGACTGAGGCGCTGGCCACGTGGGTGAGCGTGCCGGTGACCGTGTTGGCGGCGAGCGACATGCCGCAGCCGGCGTACTCGGTGCCGCAAAACGTCTTCGGACACTGCGCGCCGTAGGTCTTGCCGACCGACTGATTCAGCGCGTCGATCAGCGAGACGCCACCGATGCGATAGCGGTCGTCGAGCAGTTCGGCCTTGCCGAAGATTCCCGCGGTGACGGACTCCTCGTCTTCGGTCGGAACGTTCCAGGCGGTCGCGAAGACGTAGCAGCGCGCGCCGTCGAAGAGTCCGCTCCCGACGGCAGCGCGGGTGACGCCAGAGGCGCCGGCAATGCCTTCGAGGTCGATCGCGGCCGGCGAGAATCCGGCGGTACTGGAGTTGCCGGTGAATTCGTAGCCCGATGTCGACAGGTAGGTGTGGCCGGACATGAGCAGATCGCGCGGGTGATCGGTGAGGTAGATCGGCGAGCCAGAGACGGGGACGATGCGCATGCACAGCGTGCGATAGCGGTAGTCGGCGACGGCGGATTTCATGGCGAGAGCAACTCCTCAAGCTCGACCGACTCGATCATGCGGACGTAGGGTGCCGACTGGTCGATCGTGATCGGGCCAGCGAAGACGACCGGGATGTCGAACTCGCATCCGCCGGTGATCACGTCGCCGGGATAGGACGGCGCCGGGGAAATCGTGACGCGGCCGGTGGTGGTGTCGACGGTGACGCCCGAGCTGATCAGGGTGCCATTCTTGGCGAGGACGACGGTGCCGGTGACGGGCTTGTAGATCGTCCGCGAGGGGTAGCCGATTCCGCCGGCGGCGGCGTCTAGGCCGTACTGCTTGCGGAGCTGATAGACGCCGGCGGAGACATAGACCAGGCTCTGG